GCGGCAGGGTTCGAGAACATCCCAGCCAGGGCTGAGGCGAGGGCACCGATCACCGGCATAAAGGCGTTCATGGCCGCCGCGCTGGAGTCGAAGAACTTTTGGATCGCCGTGTTCCCCTCGGCGCTCTTGGTCCACGCATCCCACTTCTGGGTGATCGAGGCGAGGTCCTGGAGGAAGCCACGTCCGGTCTCGGTGCCGATGGAGAAGGTCGTCTTGAGCGCCCCACCGACGTTCTGGATGATGTCCTTGAGCAGGTCGAAGTCCTGCTTGGCCTGGGCCAGGAACGCCTGAATCTTGCCCGACTGGAGGCCCGCCGTGATGTCCTGGCCGAGGGCTGCGGCCCAGGCGGAGAACTCGCCAGTGAGCGCCTGCGCCAGGGGGATCGCGGCCTGGGTGAACTCCAGGACGCCACGGATCAGGGAGGCGAAGGCGCTGCCAAGGTCGGTGATGATCGGCTGCGCCCCAGCGAAGATCGCGGTCAGGGTGCCCTGCTGGGCGATCTGCCGGAACATGGTCATCCAGGACGAGGCCACCGCGTTGATCGAGTTCGCGGTGTCGCCCAGTCCCTTGCTGACGATGGGCAGCGCGGTCTTCGCCAGTTCAGTGAACTGACCGCCCAGATTCCGGAAGAAGTTTTCCTGGACAACCTGCTGAATCTTGGTCAGTTCAGGGAACACCCCGGCAAGGGCCTTGACGAAGCCTTGGGCCGAGGGGGTCAGGCCCTTGAGGGCCTCGTCGGCGTTCTTGAGGTCCTCGGCCGTGGGCTTGATGCCCTTGCTCAACTTCTCCCACAGGACGGTCTGGGTCTTGAGGGCGTCACCCATCCCGGAGAACGCGGTGACCGTGGCGATCCCGGCGATGCCCAGGGAGGCAAAGAGCGGGGCCGCTGCCCCGGCCACCCCGGCAGCGGAGGCGAGCGGGCCGACCAGGGACATGGCTGCCCCACCGACCGAGCCAAGGGCCACAATGACCGGGTCGAGGGCCGAGACCAGGGCGGCGACCGGAATCTTCATCCGGGTGAAGGGCACGTTGGCCTTGGGGCCGAACATCTTGCCTAGCGCACCGAGGAAGCCGCTGCCGAAACTCCTGCCTCCCCGCTCGCCCGCGCTGCGCCCACGGTCGTCGGCGTCGTCACCGAGTTCCATCATCACCGGCCGGAGCAGGCCAGGTACCGACTTCTTGAAGGCGTTGCCCAGCCCAGCGCGCAGGCTCGCGCCGAGCGGCCCCATCTCGTTGCCCAGCGAGGTACGCATCCGGCGACCCAGCCGGATACCCCAGTCGTCGCCCTCCCGCTCGAAGGACTTGCCCGCGTACCGCAACTGCTGGCGGGTGGAGTTGACGGTCTTGCGCAGTTCCTTCTGCTGGGACTTGGTGAACCCCTGGCCGAACTTGGTACCGGCGTCGTCGCCAGCATCGCTCGCGGCCTTGCCGATGTCCCGCTTCATCTCGGGGCCAACGGCCGAGGAGTCCGCGTGGACCTTGATGTAGGCAGCGCCGACGAGTTCGCCGCTCATGGGCATTTGGGCGCTCCTCTCAGCCGTTCACGGCAGCCATGAAGTCCATAAACGCCTGGCCCTCGGCAGCCAGTGTCGCAGCAGAGGGTGTGCCGCGTCCCGTCTCCTCGGTGGGCGCTTCAAGGTAGGCGTCGAACGCCTCGCGGTTCTCCACCCGCTCAACCGCCCAGGAGTACACCAGGTTGAGCAGACGGTCCCACCTCAGGCCGAACGGACTCTGGCCCCCGCTTTGCCGCGCGTAGTCGCCGTCAATCTCGGCCCATCGCTGGCGGGCAACGTGGGTGAGTCTTGCGGCGACGACATAGGGCGGCCGGACCACTCCTCGACCAGCGCGAGGATGAGTTTCGTGACCGCCTTGAGCCCGAACTTGTCCTTCCGGTCGAGCAACCGTCTCTTGATGTAGGTCGCGTCGTCGTCCTCGAACAGGCTCATGAAGAAGTTGATGGTGTCCATGACGGCGACCTCGTCGTTGGGCGCGGAGTCCGCGAACGCGGCCATGAACAGCGCCATCTGCGAGGTGGTGGGAGGGAGGGCGGTGACCTCCTCCTGGTCGATGAAGAAGGTGATCGGCTTGCCGACTACCTCATCCTCGTCATCGGCCTCGGCCGCTGTGATGAATGGTTCCATGAGTCCTCTCTCCGAGCGGTGGCCCCCAGCGTAGGGCGCTCGCCGGACACGGTGGGGTCATGCTGGTGGCATGGTCCCGTTGATTCTGATGATTCTTGGTCTCGTCCTGGTGGTACTCGGCGTGCTCGACCTGCTCTCCGCCGTCGTCATCGCCGGGGTCGTCTGGTGGCTGCTCCTCATCGTCGGAGCCGCGCTGATCCTGCTCGGCTGGTACCTGCGCAGCAGGCCACCCTCGGTGGTCTGAGGGTGACATGTTTGTCACCCCTCAGAGCGGCATGACGAACCGGCTGAACCTGATCTCCTGAACCATCGCGTCGGTCAGGAACGGCTGGGACTTCTGGCCCCGGACGCTCTTGCGCTTCCGGCGCACCGCCTGGGAGGCGGGCCACTTGTACTTCGGCACCGACATGCCCTTGCCCCTGGCCTTGATGCGCTTGGTGCCCTGGTGGACATACGAGGAGTAGTGGGCGCTGGCGGTGACCTCGACCTCGGCGTGCGCGCCCATCTGCGTCACCATCCCCCGGTTGATGTTCCGGGCCATGTGACCGGTGCGCTTGGGCGCTCCCCACTTCGCCAACTCCTCGATGCCCTTGCCCTTGTAGCGCAGGTACCGCGGCCCGTAGGCGTTGGCTCGGGCGTCGCTGATGACGACAACGAACTCAGCCATCAGATCGCCGGGAGCGTGGCGGTCCAGACACCCCCCACGCAGCCGCCCTCCGGGCCGTAGGAGGTCCAACCCCCTATGACGGGTAGTTGGTCATCCAGGCAGCAGATCACGGCCCGCAGCGAGGCAGCCATGTCCGCCATCTGGAGTTCCGCCGAGGCCAGGTACGCCGCGTCGTCGGGCGGTGTCCCGTTCTCGTCCGGCAGCGGCGCACAACGAACCACGCCGACCTGGAACACCATGTCGATCAGGCCGACGCTGCACCGGGTCGGAGCGAGTTGGCCGAGGGTCAGCGCGGGCGTCATGCTGACCGCGTTGACCCAGGCCATCCCGCCGCAGGTGCCGTCCTCACAGGCGTCGCAGAAGTCCAGGGCCACCTCGCCAGGAACGACGCCACAGAAGCAGGGAGTGGGCAGGCCGGAGGAGGCCAACTCCTGACACAGACACGTCGCCAGTCGTGTCAGGAGCGGCCAGACCTTCGTGTCCTCCCGGAACTCCACCATCACTCAGTGGCGTCTTCCTCAGCCGCGTTGAGCGCGTCCAGGTCCTCCTGGGTGGCGGCCACGGTGATCGTGATGGAGGTCTCGGCCTCCTGGTCGCTGACGAAGGTGACCTGTGGCGCGAACGTGCCCGCCGCCGCATAGGTGTGGGTGGCATACCCGCCGCCGTCCACGGTGAAGGGCGGGCTCTGGATCGCGGTGCCGTCACCCCAGTCGATGGTGGTGAAGTGATCGTTGGGCGGCAGCGGGTTCGAGGAACCGTCCACCGGACGAACCCCGAACGGGGCACCGACGAGGACCCCGCCAGTGGCGGGGTTCTTTTGCAGGTAGTAGTAGATGGCGACCGGGTAGGCGTAGAAGGTCGTCGTCGCTGGCTCGAAGTTCTCGGCCAGGTTCGCCGTGATGTCGAAGTCGCCAGCATTGGCGTAGGTGTGGGCGATGAACTGACCGATCAGCGGCGCTCGGGAGCCGCGGGTGAATGGCGGGGTCTGGAGCGCGGTCCCGTCACCCCAGTCGATGGAGACGATGTCCGCATCGACCAGGTCCGTGGTGCCGTCCGGGTACTGCGGGTCGTTGACGGCACCGACGTACTCGTACAGCCGGAGATGCATCGCCGTGCCGGGGACCTGCCCGGCAGACGGCGAGACAATCGTGCTGGCCGGACCCCTCATCCCCTCGATGACCTCGACCGTGACCGAGTTCGACCCGATGACCCCGACCGGGTAGGAGCCAGGGCCGAGGGGGAAGAACTCCTCCGGGACGAACAGTGCGGTCAGGCTGGTCGGGCTGGAGTAGGTGGTGCGGGCCGCCTCGTTGTTGATGAGGACAACCGAGGTCTTGCTGAACCCGGTGCCGGTGACCGTGACCATGTAGCCGCCGACATCGTCCAGCGGGATGGTGTCCGGGGAGACGGCGGTGACCGTGACCGGGCCAGCGACCGGGGGCGGACCGCCACCCTCGACTCCGGTGATGAGCACCGCCAGTTCGCAGTCGTTGAACACCGTCACCGGGGTCTGCACGTTGACGTACCACCAGTTCGTCGGCTCGCCGCTGCCGGAGACATCGTGGTACGGGTCCATGACCCGGCTCGCGCCCTTGAGCACGGTCAGCCAGCCGGTTACCGCGATCTGGTCCACCGGCAGCCAGCAGTTCAGCGAGACCATCGCGCCCATCACCGTCTCCAGGTGACGGCCGACGCGGATGATCTCCTTGCCCATCCACTGTTCGGCCAGCGTCGGGTTGATGTGGATGACGGCCTGGCCCGTGTACTCGCACCGGGCGATGGTGTCGGCGTCGGCTAGCCCGCCCGCCTCGGTGGCGGGGCGGACCTCGAAGTCCTCGACGGGGATGAACCCACCGATGAGGTTGTCCTGAATCGTGCGGTTGACCCGCAGGTCGTTGTTCTTCATCGCGGTGGCCTGCATCGAGGGCAGGTCCATCGGACCGATGCACTGGAGGCCGGTGAAGACGGTACCCGGCACGCCGTTCACCCAGGTCAGTTGCCCGAGCCCGCGGTTCATGTTGATCGGCGCGCACGGGAAGTTGCCACCGATCATGACGCCAGTCCCGCAGACCGTCTCGTAGGTCCCGCCGTGGGCCAGGTGCGGGTCATTGGTCGAGATGACGGTGGCGATGTCGGTGAGTTGGTCCGAGCCCGGAGGAATCGTCGGAGTGGGGATGATGGTGCCGGTCGGCTGAACGGTCATGACGATTCCTTCTTCTCGGAGACGCGCGTACAACCCGCAGAGGCGCTAGACCGAGGGTGACAGGTTTGTCACCCCAGGGCTACGGCCAGGTGATGGTCCGAACCAGGTTCGGCTCGTCCGGGGTCCACACCTGCGTCGGCATCCGCAGGTGGTGTGGGTTGAAGCGAGCGACCCAGGTGTCCACCTCACGGATTCCCGTCTCCCCGTTGGGGAACGCGCCGGAGGCGATCTCGTAGGAGACGCCCTGACGCGCAACGGAGGTGACGCCGGACGGGAGGCGGCACTTCTGCCCGTTGCACGCCTTCGCGTACTCGCACGCCAGCGTGCCCGCCGCGTAGGCCCCGAGCGCGTCCACCGGGATGGCGTTCAGGTAGGTCACCGAGAACGTGCCGACCTCGGTGTCCGCCAGCGCCATGTCCTGGCAGTCCGGCCAGCACTCGTCACCGAGGCGCACCAGCCACTTGCCGTCGTCCACCCGGTACGTCAGCGGGTCGAGGACCACGCCGTCGATCTTGACCTCCTGGACCGAGCCGATGGGGCGCGGCAGTTCCAGTTGGCAGATCGCGCCGCAGCCGCAGGTGTCCCCGCCGCAGGTGCAGTTGAACCACTGGCCGGACCAGTTGACCGGCGCGAGCGGCTGGCCCGCGTAGTACGGCTGGTAGCCGTCGCAGACCTTCCGGCACGGGCGCACCGTGATCGGGCAGCCGCCGACCCGGTAGCCGGTGAGCATCTGGAGGGTTGCCCCGGCCAGCGCGATGGACCGAATCTTCGTCGCGTTGTCATACGAGTCGAAGTCCGGGCAGCACGAGTAGTCCACAGGCCAGCAGTAGTCGTCCACAGGGCCTTCTCCTTCGTTGAAGATTGCGGTCACCTGGTCGGACCCAATGGCCTCGTCCTGGATGAAGACGAACAGATCGACGGGTGGCACCAGTTCGCTGGTCACATCGTCCGCGCCAATGGCGTCGTCCGCTACCACCGCGCTCCGGTCGTAGATGACGCTCACCTCGTCGGAGCCGAGCGCCGTGTCGGCCAGGGACGTGGCGCGGCCCCACGTCGTCACGACGTGATCCAGCGCCACCCCGATGTCCGGGATGACGGAGGTCAGGCCGCGCGCCGTCGTGACGGCGTCGGAGCCGACTGCGGTGTCGGCTCCGGACCGGCCCCGAACCGCCAGGGTGACAAGGTTGTCACCCCCGACAGCGATGTCTCCGGCCCCGGCCTGTCCGGCTCCGGAACGCTGCAACGAGACCTCGTCCGCCCCGACTGCGGTGTCAGCGGCGGAGCGGACCACCGTCTTCTGGGCCGTCAGAAGGTCACTACCGACCGCGGTGTCAGCGATGAGGATGGTGCGCTGCCCGGCCAGCGTCTCGCTGCCGTAGGCCGAGTCGGCAATGACCCGCTCCCTGGTCCAGAGCAGGGTCACCGAGTCGGAGCCCGCTGCGGTGTCGGCCAGCGCCTTCTGGCTGCCGCTCGGGGCGACCGCCAGGTCCGAGCCGACCGCCACGTCGGCGGGGGTCCGCAGCCGTGACCACAGGACCGTCACGTCGTCGCTGCCCACGGCCAGGTCGTCGGCGGTGGCGAAGACGTTGACGACCCACAGGGCGGTCACCGCGTCGGAACCAACTGCGGCATCTGCCGCAGTTCGATCACGGGTCGCGGTCACCGTTACGTCGTCGGTGCCGACCGCGTTGTCGTCCACGGTCTCGACGGCCGAGCCGATCCGCGAGGAGGTGACCGTGTCGGAGCCCACCGCATGGTCGGCCTCGGTGCGGACCCGAGCGGCCAGGACGTTCGCGGAGTCGGTCCCACCGGCCACGTCGGCAATGACCCGGTCAACGGTCCGGACGATGGTGACCGAGTCGGTGCCTACTGCGCTGTCGGCGGCAAGTCGGCTAGCCGCCGACAGCGTGCTGACGCTATCGGACCCGACCGCTGTGTCGGCAGGGTTCGCGGTGAGTGCCTGCCCGGCCTCGAAGACGAAGGTGGCGGAGTCGGAGCCGGTGGCGAGGTCGGTGACGGTCTTGCCAGTCGCCTTGGTCACCGTCACCGCGTCGGTGCCATCGGCGCTGTCGGCAACGACGCGCACCCGTTCGGAGGTGGTCGTCGCGGCGTCGCTGCTGGTGGCAACGTCGGCGGGGTAGGTCGTCAGCGCAGCGGGCGGCGTGCCCATCCCGAGCGTGTAGTGGGCCTGGACCTCGCCCGCAGGCAGGACGCGCCCGTAGAGCGCGATGTTGGAGAACCGGCCTGCGAACGGCTGCTCCCCCAGGGTGAAACGCAGGAAAGGCGTGTTGATCGCTGGGATGCCGGTCCCAATACCGCTGTCCAGCGTGCCGCTGCCGACCAGGACGCCGTTCTGGTAGACCTTCCACGCGCCATTGCCCACCGTGACCACGAAGTGGTGGATGGAGTCCGGCATGACCTGGGGGTTCAGGACGGCGTTGTAGGCCGCGAGGCCGTTCCCGTTCCGGTCCGTGATGTTGCCGCCGAGGGAAGGCAGGTACGCCTCGAAGCCGGAGTTCAACTGCGCGGTGAACGAGACGAAGAAGTTGCACAGGTTGCGGTGCGGGTAGGTCGTGTGGGTCGGGGAGACCCATTGCTCGTAGGAGTAGGCCCCGGAAATCTCCGGTATCTGGGTCGTGTGCGTCTCCGCGCCCTCGTTCTGCGGGACAGCGGGCAGCGCCGTTGACGGCCCCAGCCCGTAACCGATGGGCGGACCCTGGGTGTGGACTGTGCCGTTCGCTGGGCCTGCTGGCTGCCAGGTCGCCGGGTACTCGGGGATGATGCTGTTCGCGGCGACAGCCTGACCGGAGGGTTCATCGAACTTCCAGTAGTGGAGCGCCCCGGAGGCGACCACCGCCTCGTCGTAGTTGGCAACGCGAAGCGTTCCCGCGACGTTGATGTTGTCGATGTTGGTGCCCTGGGCGGTGCCCGACGCGGCCCAGAACTGGCCGAACACCCCGTGGGTGAAGTGCTCGCCGTCCAGGTGCGGGGCGAGGTCCAACGTGTTCGTGACGACGACCGCGTTGTCGGAGATGCGTCGCACCGTGCAGGTGACGACGGTGCCGACCGCCTGAATGGTGACCCGGTACCAGGTGTCGAGCGGGAGGTTGGCCTGTCGAGGGCCTATCGAAGTCATGCTGTTGTTGGTGATCCGCATGAAGCCGCTGCTGTCACCGGAACTCTCAAGACGGACCGTGAAGCCGTCCATGCCGTTGACCGGATCGGCACCGTTGGGGGTACACCAGAACATGGCCTCGTAGATGTCCCGGCCACCGCCCTGGAGCATGTCGAAGGTGTAGGTGAAGTCGCCCGTGATGTCCCAGCGCGAGTACGGCTTGCCTCGCCACCCTCGGTACGCGCCGTTGGTCCACAGCGACGGGGCCGGGTTGCCGACCGCCGCGTCGAGCGTCACCGGGTACTGACCGGGGAACGGGTCGGGAGCAACGGTGACTACGTCGATGTCCCGAGGCAGCCCGTTGGCGAAGGTCTCCGGGAACACCAGCGGCGGCGGACCGGCGAACACGAACGTCGCCTCGTCGGTGCCCTCCGCTGTGTCGGCCGGGTTCTCGAACCGAGGAATCGTGACCGAGTAGTCCACCGTCACGTCGGCGTGGTCAATGGAGCCGACGCGGCTCTGGGTGCTGCTCGCCCCGTTGAAGGTCGTGCGGACCTTGAAGTTCGCTGCCTGCAACTGCGCCAGGGTGACCGGGAATATCGCCGTGTCGTTGCTGGGCACAGTCGTATCGGCCCCGGTGCCCGCTGTCCCAAGCGGGGTGGTCCCGCTGTACGGCTGGAACCGGATCGAGACGAACCGCGCGGCGTTGTTGACCAGGGTGCGGATCGTCACCGAGACGCTGTTGATCGTCGCGCCAGCCGGGATCGAGGAGAAGTCGTAGCCGCTGGTCTCGATGTAGCCGATGGCGTTGGAGACGCTGCTCGTCCAGGTCGCGTAGGTCGCCGGGGTGCTGCCCGGCGTCCCGTCTACCGCATTGGTGACGTTGGCCCAGGTGGTCCCAGAAGTGACCGGCGTACCGGAGCCACGCCTAGTGAGGGTAGGCATGGTGCTACCCCCTCACGTCGTCGTAGATCAGGCCCCGGTGAAGGTGTGCGTCCAGGTGACGGTGAGGGAGTCCCCGGCTGCCTTCGGGGCAGGAGAGGCCAGGAGGACACGGCTGACGGTGTTCGCGGCCGGGCTGGTCGCGTCGGTGGCGATGGTGTCGTTGACGATGACGGCCTCGGTGATGTTGCTGGCCGTCGTGCCCTCGCCCGCTGCGTAGGTGCGCTTGAAGGTCGCCACGTTGCCGGAGACGGACGGGAAGGTCGCGTCGAACGCCTTGTTGGAGGTGGGCAGGTACGTCGCCAGAGCGGCTCCTGCGCCCGTCTTGGCGACGGCGGTAGCGCCGGTACCCAACTTCATTCCGGTGGCGCTGGCGGGCTGCCCTGAGGTCGCCACGGCCCGCGCCACATAGAAGTTGTCACCGGCCGTGGTGATGAGGTTCTTCTGCTTGGACTCGTGGTACTTCTTGCCGTCCTTGTCGAACCACTCGACCAGGACATCGCCCTCGATGACCATGACATCGGCGTTGTCTCGACGGCGCTCCGCCTGAACAGCGACCTGGTCGCGGCCCTGGCCCTTGTCCTCTGCCATTGGTGTGCCTTTCGCTGTGAGGTGGAGCGGGTGACAAACATGTCACCCCGGTCCGGCAGACCGGCCCTCAGGAGGTAGGGACCAGTCTGCCGGACGGTAGGGGTTACGCCTCGGCTCCGACCGGCTCGGAGTCCTGCGGCTCGGCGTCCTGCGTCTCGGAGTCAGCGGCCATGACCGCCGCGTCCGAAGCCCAGGCGGTGCCGGTCCAGTGAGCCTTCTGGTTGTTTCCCAGCAGGACGTGCTGGCCCGGAGTCCAGGCCGTGGTCGGGCTGGCCGTGACGCCGGTCATGCCCGCGAGGCTCTGCGGAGCGTAGGAGTCCACCGGAGTCCAGGTGCCGGGGGTGCCAGCGGTCGCACCGGTCGCGGGGACACCGCTGGAGATGCAGTCACAGGCGGCCTCAGGCGGGGCCACGTCGGTCAGTTGGACGTGCAGGTGGTCGCCACTGAGGATCGGCTCCAGGAGAGGCCCTGCGGTGCCGCCAGAGCCCCGGACGACGTTGTACGGGCCGACGCCCCACCCGGAGCCCGTCTTGGTCGCCGCACCGTTGATGGTGAACGAGACCGCCGCGTTCTCAATGGTGAAGTCACCCAGCGTCCCGCCCTGCATGAACGGCACGAGGATGTAGCCGTAGGTGCCCTGCGCCTCCGGGTTCTCCGGGTCGCAGGCGACCTGGGGAACGTTGCTCCAGAGTTCGAGCGCGAAGCCGTAGTCGCAGGCCGACCGGTCCGAGTTGACCCGGAAGCCCACGGCGTTGCCCTGCCAGTCGTAGACCGCAGCCTGACCGGTGAGCATGGCGTACAACTCGGGGTTGACCGCACAGAACGTGATGACCGCGGTGTAGCCGGTCAGGGTCGGGCAGGCCGCGTCACGAACGCAGACCTTGCCCGAGGCGTTCGTGACGCTGATCTCCTCGCCCTCATCGGTGTTGGCCGTGAAGGCGACGGACACGAACCCGTCAGTGGTGACCGATCCGCACGCGCCCGCCTTGGGACGCCCGCAGCCGTCGAGGGCCGTAGCCCGCATCACCCGCCCACGGACCAGTGGGAAACAGTTGTTCGACACGGGCCTACTCCTCGTCCTTGTTGGCGGACTTCACCTTGGCGACGACCTCGGCCGGAGCATTGAAGCCACCCCGGTCGTAGTTCACGGTCACCACCCGCTGGTCCAGACCTGCTTCCTCGGCGGCTGCCAGGAGCAGTACGGCGTTGTCCTCGTTGATCCCGGCGTAGAAGGTCTCGCCCTCCTCGGCCGGAGCCGCCTCGCTGTCCTCGGAGGTGACAGGCTTGTCACCCTCCTTGACCTCAGCGGTCTCGGCGTCCACGACCTCGTCATCGCTCTCGGGCAGGTAGCCCTCGTCGTTGTCGGTTGCCATCGTTCAACCTCCTCGAAGGTGAAGGGGGCGGGCCGTCCGGCGATGGCGCAGACGACCCGCCCACGACGGTTAAACGACGGTTCCGGTGAGGCACTCGACGTTGGTGTTGGCACCCGTGATGCCAGCCGAGCACAGGTCGATGGTCGTCTTGTACGCCTTGTAGCACTTCTGGAGGAGAAGGACTCCCTGCTCGTAGAACAGCGCCGTGTAGAGGTTCTGCTTGAGCGAGGCGGCGTCGTAGACGGCGTCGAGGCTGATGACCGGGGAGACGCCCTTGACGAACGTGCCAGCCGGGTAGACCAGGGCCTCGACGGTGGCCGGGTATCCGGTCGCGTCATCGGCAAGGGTCTGCCAGGACTGGACGAACTGGAGGCTGACGTTGCGGGCCGCGAAGTACGCCGCGATGTTCGCGTCGGTGACGGCAAGCAGGTCCACGCCGGTCCGAATCGACAGGTCGGAGCGGATCGCACCCTTGGCCCAGTAGGGCAGGACGACCTCGACCGTGGCGTTGTTGGCGATCCGGAAGTTGCTCCGGGCCACGATGGCGATGAACTCGACGTGGTCGAGGATGTCGCTGGCCGAGGACCCACGCGAGGCCAGGTCGATGGCCGTGGCCGCGGCGAGAGCCTGGGCCAGCAACTTCGCGGTGATGGCGTGCTGGTGGGCAATCATCGCCTCGCGGATGAACGCGGCGACGAGTTCCGGGTAGCCCGCCTCGGTGAGGATCGGGGAGGTGAGGCAGATGCCGCACGCCTCCAGCCGGACCTCGGTGAACGGAGGACACGGGACCTCGTAGCAGGTCTTGGGCGTACCGGCGATGGCCTGCGCCTCGGTCTGGCAGAACGTCGCACCGTAGAGCCCCGAGAAGTCGGGCCCGGAGGTGTAGCGCACGCCGCCACGGCTGACGCTGATCTCCGGGAGGTCCCAGAGGCCGTCAGTCGAGCCGCCGCCACAGAGGTCGTAGATCGTCTCGGACGGAGCACACCAGCCACCGGAAGCCGTCAGGCTCCGGCCGGGCAGGCGACCCTCGCGGCTGGCGTAGTCCACGATGTCGGAGTCACGGCTGCCGGAGGCGGTCAGTTCGGACGGGAACGACAGGTTGAACTGGCCGACCGGGTACCGCTGGAGCGAGGCACCCTGGACGCCCCACGCGCTCGGGAAGGCGCGAGCCTTGTTCAGGAAGCCGTCCGTGAGGTTGTCCCAGTCGCCCATGACCTGGCCGACCGAGTAGCCCGGCACGTCCGCGGAGGCGGTGATGACGATGCTCTGGGCGGCTGGCGTCTCGGGGACGACGGGGAGGGCGACGCGACGCGAGAGCGTGGCGATGCCGGTGCTCGCGGCCGGGACGGTGGCGGGCTCGGACTTGGCGACCGGCTCGGGAGTGGGCGTCGGCTCCGGCTCGGGGGCCGGGTCGGGGGCGGGCTCAGGCTCGGGCACGGTGGCCTTCGGCTGGACGGAGGCGGCCTCACGAACGGCGGCCATCCGGGAGACGCGGGTGGTGGCTGCGGTCTCGCGGCCCTCCTGCTCGTCGCGCAGGATGCGCAGCGAGGCGACGATCCGCTCGGCGGCGGCCACGTCGTCATCGGTGGGGGAAGCGAGTTCAAGCAGCGCATTGAGGGCGTCTTCGCCCTCGGTGATCTTGGCGGCGAGTGCCTCGGCGTCGTAGGCGCTGAGGTCCTCGACAACGGAGAAGTCGGCCATGTCGGTATCTCCTGACAGAGCAAGCGGACGGGGAGGTTGAACTGACACTCCGCGCTTGGCGCTGGGAGAACTCGCTACGGCTGGGCCGCGGGCGACATCTGTTCGGAGAGTAGAGCAGGGCCGTTGCTCTTGGCAACGGCCCCGCTGTTTGCTCTCCCACAGGCGTCCGGTCCCATGTCCCGGTTCTCTGCCGCTATATCGCGTGCTGGGTGCGTACTTTGCCGTGGTGTGACGAGCAGGGTGACAAGTCTGTCACCCACCACTACTTCGTCTTGTAGGTCCCTCCACCAGCCCGAATCTGGGCGGCTCGCGCCTCCATCTCGGTGCGGTAGGTCTTCTGCTCACCGCGCGGGTTGGTGAAGACGAACTCCTTGGGGGTGCCGTCCGCGTTCTTGTTGCCGCCGCTGCATCCGCAGGCCATCAGACAACTTCCTTCCGTAGCCGGGCCATCCGGGTCTTCGGGTCGAGCCCGGCCTCTGCACGCAATGCCATCATCCTGCGTCGCGCGTTCCGCGTCTCGATCTCGTCCACCGCAGCCATGACCGCTGCGCTGATGTCGAGGCCGGAGACGACGTGCGGAGCCCGGTCCACGATGCCTGCCGCGACCAGGCTGATCTGCTCGCCACCGGAAGCGGCCAGTTGGGTGCGCGGGACCAGGAAGCCGGGGACGTTGACGCAGAGGGCGGCGACCATCTCCAGCCCTCCGGCAACCTCGCGCCAGTCACCGGAGAGCGGGGCTGCGGCAAGGGCATGACGGTCCTCATCCGAGAGGTGATCCCGTACACGACCGCTGATCCAGATGCCATGCGCGTCCTCACCCGCGACGACATCAGCAGCGACCGTCGCGGTGTTGTCGTAGTGCGCCGCCGTCGCGGCAGCCGACAAGCGTGGACCGGCATGTCCTGTGCCGAGGGTGACGTGGCCTACCGCGATGTCTCCCTCGTCTGTGTGGACCGCTCCGGTACGGAAGTGGGCGTAGTTGCTCCCGCTGAACGGTGGGGTGACGCAGGTGCCCTTGATGCCGATGTGGCAGGTGCCCCACGCGGCCAGGTGCCCGAAGATGCGGTCGTCCTCGGTGATGGTCACCGGAGTCGGCTCGGTCAGGTGGGGGTTGTCGAAGTAGCGAGCCGAGATGGTCGGGCGGGCGGAGGCGACGAGGGTGACCGCTGGGCTGAGGTCCACAGTCGCGCCGGAGTGGCGTCCCCGCCGCCCCCGGTTCCCGCTGCCGCCCTCGCTCGGCGCGCGGCCGGGCCAGTACCCCGTCGCGTCGTAGTGACGGTTGGCGCAGTAACCGTTGAGGTACTGGGCCTTGACGTACTTCGCCAGTTGGCTGCGGCACCGGTTGAAGTCGCCCGGCGTTCCCCAGCGAATCTTCGCCGCGCCCTTGCCACGGGTCCAGTAACGCCGCAGGCGCTCGGTGTCCACCGGGTGGGTCAACCAGCCCGGTCCGTCCTCGGTCTTGACCGCGAACTCGTCCATGTCGTCGTTGGTCGCCGCGATGTTCTCGGGCGGGTCCTCACCGAGTTCGTCGTAGGCCCCGCGCAGCGCCGCCTTGGCCTGGCTGATCTTCTCCGGGGGAGCGTCGGTACTGCCGAGCCGTCCGGCTGCGGCGTGCACACCGGCCCGGCTCAACTTCCCGTCCGGGGTGAGGATCGGCAACTTGTTGTTGGACTTCTTCAACTTGTCCGGGCCGTCGTCCACCAGATGCACGATGGTCGCCTTGAAATACTGCTCGTCGGTGTAGTTGCTGGCCGACCCGTCCCAGGTGCCCTCGTCTATCGCCATCTCACAGTTGCACGAGGCGGTCAGGGACTTGTCCTCCTCGCCCTCGGCGGGCCACTCGCCCAGGCCGACGAACGCCTCAGCGAACGCAGGGATCGCGCACAGGGTCGCGCCGCAGACCCGGCCGTCCGGGAACACGGTGACCGCGTCCTGCGGGTCGTCGCCCTCGCTCCAGTCCCCGCCCGAGCGGTTCTGGAGTTCCATGCTCGCGTCGTCCACGTCCACGCTGACGCCACGGATGCCGCCGTCCGCGATGAGGCCGATGGCTTCGTCCGCCTCGTCCTGGCCGGGGAAGAAGACGCCCGACGCCTTGATGAGGTTGCCGTCACGCCAGACCTCGTCAATGCGGCCGACGACCACCCCGCCGTCGTGGCCGGGCGCGGTCACCTTCTGCCAGGACAGGGGCAGCGGCAGGTCCCGCCAGCGGAGCGCGTCCTTGCCGAACTTCCGGCCGTCGCCGCTCATCACGTCCTCAGGGGCGAGGACGCCGTGCCAGGGAATGGCGGCGTCCTCGTCGGTGACAAGGTTGTCACCCTCGTCCGACAGGTCCTCGTCCGGCAGGACCTCGGGCTCGGTCGCAGTCGCGGTCATGGTGACTCCTTCATTCGCAGACGCACCCAGGGTCGCAGCCGAGATGGCGATGACACAACGGCAGTTGATGATCTGTGCGGGCGGTGCGCTCGGGTCGCCGGGCAGTTCCATCCGGTACCCGTCAACGACGAACTTGTCCTGGATGGGCACGGTGATCCCGTCCACCTCACGGTGCGAGGTGCGGACCCGGTCGTCGTGCATGGTGATCCAGGTCTTCTGCATCGACGGCTTCGTCGGGTCGCGGTGCGTCTCCAGGCCCGCCGCCTCGGCCCCGGCGTTGATCGCCGCGTTGGACAGCCAGCGGGCGATCATCTCGACGCGGGACTCGAAGTTCTCGTCGGTCAGGCCACTGGTCTTCTCCAGGGCGTCACGAGCCTTGGTGCGGAACTTCTGCACGTCGTCACGGAAGTCGTTGCTGGTCATCTTCCCGGACTCGCGCCGGTAGACACGGCGCATCAGGCGCTCGGCCGCATTGACCAGGGTGCCCGCCCACGCCGTCACGTTCCGGCGCTTGCGGTGCAGCGCCCACCGGACCGAACCCTCCAGCGCGTTGGCCCCACGGTCCTGGACCGGGCGACGCGCAGCAGCGAACGCGGCCAGGTCGATGGTCATGACGCCGCGGCGAGGAAGGTCCGCATCTTCTCGTAGTCGTGCTCGCCCTGGGTCACCAGCAGGCTGCGGGTGTACGAGTCGAGCGCGTTCTTGACCCGCTCCTGGTCGCAGGTGAACCGGTGCATTGCCTGAGGCAGACAACTCCAGGCGTCCTCCATGAAGCGGTCGATGTCGCCGTTGCGCACCGGGATGTACCGGTACACGTCGGCGGCGGTGACGCCGGGTGGGCGGACCCCGTAGACGGAGCGCATCTTGTTGCCCGCGCGTTCAAGCGCACGGAAGACGAGAACCTCCGACGCCGCCGCCAGGTCGGGGGCCACGTCCTGGCCGGTCTCGGACTCCTCCGGGTTGGGCATGTCGCGGGCCGGGTGCTCGTCCAGTGAGCGGTCCGGCCGGGCCTCGCGGGACACCTCGCCGGTCACGCCGAGGTCCACGCCCAGCAGGCGCAGCGCAGCGCCGACCTGCTCCGGGGTGGCCGAGCCTCCGGCCACCTTGCGCACCAGCCAGGTCTTGTACTCCTCGGTGGTCGGGGCGTCGTCCTCGTCAAAGCCGGTCTCCCGGCGCAGCGCCTCACCGTCCAACTCGCCCCGGTCGTACAACTCCAGGGCCTCCTTGCTGCGGTCCGGCCGCAACCGCATCTGGGCGGTGTTGGCGACGATGCGCCACATGTCCGAGTCGGTCGCGTTGCGGATGTACTTGACCGTGATCGCGTTGGTGACGATGCCCAGCAGCGGCTCGATGTGCGCCTTGATCGCGCTCTCATCAATCAGCCAGCCCGACCAGTGGTTCACGTCGCCCTGGCCGAGCATGATCTCTGGCGGTATCTCCATGCCGAGGGCCAGTCGGCGGATCGCCTCGGTGCGCAGTTCGACGGCGTGCTCGTCCAGCGGCGACCAGAAGGTCGTGTGGTTCATCTTCCCGATCAACTCGTCGGGCGATGTCACGACGATGGGGACGATGGAGGCGGGCGAGGACGGGTCCTTGATCGGACGGATCATCGCGTCCCCGAGCATCTGCATGAACTGGTCGGCGGTGGCGAGCCCTTCCGTTCCGGGGACCACCGGGAACGTCATGCCCTGCGCCAGTTCGAGGATGCCTGCACCCGCGAGGCGGGACTGCACCTGGGCGAAGATGTGCCGGGTCAGGTACTCGATCTCGCTCAGGATCGGCAGGACTGAGCGGACCGGTGAGTCGGCCAGCAGGTGGTTGCGCGGGTGTGGTCGCCAGACCCGGATGACGACGGCGTCGTCCAACTCCCGCCGCTGCCCGTTCTCCTCTTTGAGCGACCACTTGACGTTCTCGCCGCTGCCGGTGTGGTCAACCTCGGTGACCCCGTAGACGCCCCACTCGTCGCCCGTGGACTCCTCCAGGCCGATGAGGTAACACTCCCCGGCGATGGTCAGGTGGATGCCGAACGCCTTGAGGATCGCCTCCTCCGAGGAGTCCTGGGCGGTGAGTAGACCGAGCGCATCAACGGCCGGACCGATGGTGACGACCTTCGGGCCGTTCGGTAGCAGCGTGCCGTTCGGCCCCTGTACCTGCTCCACCTCGAAGCGGGCTCGGGACAGGATGTTGCCGACGTAGTTGGCGATGTACCGCAGTTCTCCGATGATGTCGTAGAAGCGCCACGCCTCAGCCTGCCAACCGCTCGATCCGGCGTTGACCGGAAGGCGTTGCGCCTGATCGGGATAGCGCGCGGCGGACGCGGTGACAACAGTGGGAGCGGCTTGGACTACGGCCCGACCAGACATGCGCGGCATCGAACGGCACTCCTCTTGACCGGTGGCTGCTCGTCAGTGTGACAGCCACTACTCCTCAGGGCCACCGTCCTCGTCATGGAACACGACCCACGATGTCGCGTAGGACAGCGCCATCCAGCCGTTGAAGGCCCACCAGGTCCAGTGCAGGTTGGACAGTACCGCCCAGACCATCAGGACCAGGGTGATCCACGGACCGAAGCACCACGGACAGTGGGCCAACTTGCTCCACGGCCCGTCGTGGGTCACCTTGTCCCACCACATCCGCAGCCGGATCGAGGGCGGGTAGTCCTCCGCGACGACGACGCGGGTGAGGCGTCCGGCCGAGAGGACGAGGGTGATCGCGGCCAGGGTCAGGTAGAAGTAGGTGTTCAGGTCGGGCGGGGCCAGGAGGGTCACAGCCGCCAGCCCAGGCTGTCCGGAGTGGCTATCTCAGACGGTCCATGTGCGCCGGACAGGTGGGTCAGCGCGTGCACCAGCGCATCGACGCGGTCCGGGGATGAGTCGCCTACGACCCACGTCGTCATCTGGTCCTCCAACTCGTTGAGCACTCCGACGTGATGCACCCTGCCCTGCTCATAGAGGGCCACGATGGGGTCTGCGCGCAGCGCCTTCCCGCGCCGAGAGGTGACCTCGGTGATCGGCAGGAACGGGCGCACGGACTCCAGGGTCGTGCGCACCATGTCGCCACCGTAGTTCTTCTCGATGACTACCTTGTCGGCCTCGTACACGTCGAACGCGCCGACCGTCCGGGTCGCCCAGCCCTGCGGGGTGTAACGGCCGGACCGGTCCTCCATGACGTAGTAGTCGCCGTCCTCGCCCTTGCCCGCGACGATGATGCCGGTCTCGTCGGAGCGCCGGGTGGCGGTACCTGCGGGGTCAACGGCGACGACGACCCGAGCCAGGGGTGACAAGTCTGTCACCCGGTTCAGGTCGATCATCTCGGCGCTCCACATCGCGCCCTCGACATCTTCGAGGAGTTCGCCCAGCAACTCCTGGCGTCCCTTGCGAGTCCCCTCGTACCGGGCCAGGACGGTGCGCCGCCAGGACGGGGCCAGGTTCTCCAGGTTGGCGTAGGTGGTGGTGACGACGCTGACGGTGGTCGGGTCGCGGACCAGGTCGCGCATCCACTTGCTCGGCTTCGGCGTGGTGGTGGCACAGATGCGCGGGTGTTGACCGAGCCGCAGTCCGAGGACCAGGTTGTCCCACACTGGCTCGATGAGGTCGGTGTGAGCGGGCTCATCGACCCAGGCGTCGTAGTGCTCGGGGCCTCGGAGGCGGTCCGGCTCCTCGCCGGAGTACACGGAACCTATGCAGCCGTTGGGCCAGGTGACCTTACGCTTGGAGGGCTCCCATTGGGGCAGACCTCCGGGCGGGGCGGTCGCCAGCAGGCCGGACTCGCCTTCGAGCATGATGTCGCGGGCGTCCGGTCCGGTGGGAGCGACCAGGGCTATCCGTGGGCTGACCTTGGTGCGGCGGTGGGTCCACTCGCTGCCGGTCCGCGTCTTGCCGGACCCTCGGCCGCCGCGCAGCAGCCAGGTGAGCCAGTCACCGAGCGGCGGGTGCTGGTCGTCGCGGGCGTGCGGCCAGGCCCACTGGTCGTGGGGCCGACCGTCGCAGCCGTGCCGGGTGCAGAAGAAGGGCCGCCAGGCACCCTCCTGCACCTTGCGCAGCGCCTCAGCCGCCTTCTCCTGGGCGTTCGGGTTCCACCGTTTGTAGGCGTCCGGGTCGAACGCCTCGGCCGCGCTCATCGGTTCACGCAGCGGTGGTCTCGTACCGGTGCTTCCAGGCTTCCGCGCAGGCGAGGTGCCAGATGCGCCCGTACAGACGAACGCCCTGCGTGCCGACAGGCACGGGGGCCTTGCACTTCTCGCAGGGGACGGTGTACCGGACCTTCATAACTCAAGTGTGCACCCGGTGTGCCCAAGTCAAACATTGAGTTATACCTCCGTGTCCTGGGTGCAGGGACCGAACCACTCGTGCTGGCACTCGGGGCAGCGGTGCGGCATCGGGTCCGGCTCGATCTCGGGCAGATGGAACCCGCCCCGGTCCAGGGCCAGGAGACGCAACTCGTCGTGCCGGTCAGCCGTGAACCCCGTTCCGGCCAGGCCCTTCTCGGTCTCGGCCAGGTTGTCCAGCAGTTCAACCAGCAGCCCGTAGTCCATCTTCGCCAGTCGGGCAATCTCGTTGTCCGCCAACAGGATTCGAGTGGCCTGTTCGCGGTCCCCGTCGATCCACTGGACCGGGATGACCCCTGCGCCCATCTCCAGCAGCGCGGCATAGAGGTGATGCCCGGCGACGATCTCTCGGGTCAGCGACGAGGCGTAGATG